AGAACTTCGTAGAAGTCAGGACTTGCAACAAACCAACGACCTTCTTCAGGTACGTTCTGTTCGTCTAATAGTCTTGCCATTCTAGCCATAAGGTCTAGAGGGTCTGTTTCACCTGATTGTCCTAAGTCAGCAGCACCTGAGCCATCGTAGACTCCTGCTCCTAAATCAGTTGCACTATCAGCACCTAAAATGTGATTAGGTGATGAAGCTGAACAACCAGCAAACATAGTAGCTAACACAGCAGCATCATATGAATCTTTCAATGCATATGCAGCAGAGCTGGAAGCAACCTCTTTAAAGTTGACATGTGACATGTTAGTTTCAATATCATCTACGATGAATTTGAAAGCTTTAGCACTATCAACAACCAAAGTGATTTCTTGGTCTGTTAGTCTAGTTTCAGTTGTGTCGCTATTTCTTGTGTAATCTGACACAGAAATAACTGGTTCTTTGATAATCTTTACAGAGTCTCCGAAAGAGGATATTTCACCGGCATAGTCGGTGTTTGTAATAGCTTCAATTACCGAGGCTTTTCTAAAGAAGTTTAAAACCTTTTTAGAGTAAACCGAAGGTAAGAAAAAACTATTAGTCTGTCCTGCTACGGAGTTTGCAAAGTTAGCATCGGTATCTGTTCCGGGTTCAAAAAATTGAGCCATGATACTTTCTCCTTGTAGTTAATTATAGTTTAATCTGATATAAGCCCGTTCTGCATAGCATCCGATATTTCACTTTCGTACTTATCAAATTCTTGTACAGACATTGCTTCTATCTCCTTTAAAGACCAGATTTTCTGTTGGTTTGGTTCTATACTTTGTGTTTTAGTAGAGACCATATCTGCAGCAGATTGTCTAGTCGGTTTTTTAGAAGATGACTTTGTCTTTGTAGGAACATCCATACCAATATCACGTTTGAATAAATCTAAAGCACGAGAAGCTAAGTCGGCATCGTCAGAGTTTGAGTATATCCAATCTTGAATAGACTTTGGCTGCTCTTTTGCCCAGTCATGGAAATCATCGCTGTTTCTAATATCTTCAAAATCAGGATGTTTGTCCACTAACCTTTTTTCTGCATCAGCTTGTATTAACTCTTGTTCACGTTCTTGGAGTTTACTAAGGCGTTCTTCTAGAACTTTTGCTTTAGACTCCGATTGCATATGTGCAACAGTTTCTACAACCTCATAAACATCAGGATATTGTTCTTTAAATTGTTCAAGTTCTTCTTCAGATTTGGGAGCTGTATATTCAGTTCTATTTTTAGTAGCTTCTTCTATAAGCTCTTGTTCCCTAGATTTAAACTCATTCAATTTAGAATCATAATGTTTTTTTAAATCATCATAGCGTTTTTTATAATTAGGTCTCTTATAAGGTGTATCCTTTTTAGATTCTAATTCTTCAGTATTGACACTTCCTTCAGCTTCCACTTCCGTTATGTCATCACTTTTGAAAAGTTTATTTTGTGGCTCTTCAAAAAACATACTATTTGATGATACAAAAGGTTTATCATCTTCTACGTGCCAATCTTTTCTTTGGTTATAAGGATTTGGCGTTTCCTCTTTTTGGACTTTATTAGTCATTTTCTTTTCTCCTAATCAGGGCTTCGTTTAACAAGGTAGCTGCAATGTGCACTAGCAGGGCTTGTCTTGTAAAGGTCGCCTTTCGGTTTTTTGTTTGATAGAGTGCCTACGCTAATAGGGTAGCTCTATCCCTATCTAGCTACGAACATATCTTGATTGTGTAGATGGGTCCATCATACGTTTTTTAATCTCATCGCCTACTAAGTCATCCTCTTCAGGAACAAAGCCCCTGTCAAGTAGTACTGTTTGACGTTGAGTATTCGCATCAACTTCTTCTTCTCCACTATCAAGCATTCCACCCATAGCTACTTGTTGTCTTTCTTCTGCTTGAGCTTCAGCTTCTTTCATCATTGACATTAAGTTGTCACTTCCGATTTCTTCTACAGCTTTTGCAGTAAAGACAAATTCCCCATCCGATAACCTAGCAGGTATCGAATCGGATACTCCTGAACCCGGACCTTCAACAGGACCAGACCCAGCAAATTCTTGAGCTACATCTACTACTTTATCAAATAGCATTGATAGCTCCATATCTTGTTCTAGTTTAGACATTAACATATCTTCTTCTTCTTCTGTTAATGCTTCGTTAATTATAAATCCCATGTAATCGTCTTCCATTTGAGTATCTGGAAGTTGCTCTTCCATCATCATTCCACCCATTTCTTTCTTTACACGTGTGTTGGAATCTATAGCATCTTGTCTAGCTTGTTCATATTCATTAAGTGTACCATCTTTATCTAAATCTCCTACTGGTCCACCTGCATCATAATTTATTTTACCACCATCATATTTCTTTTCTTTGTTTATAAAAGAATCAGAAACTGTGTAGTTTAATCCACTATCTTTAAATTGTGTATTTATCATATTTAACAAATCAGTATCTGAACGGTCATCTCCCATTTCCCTTCTAACTTGTTTTAAATCATTTAAAAGTCTTTCTCCTTTTCCAAAATCTCCTAAAGCTTGTTTAGTTCTTTTAAATAATCCTGAACTTCCAGCATTATAATAATCATCACCTAACTCTTTTAAATATTTTATGTCTTGATTAATAAATGAATTATATCTTTTTTCAGCAGTAACATCAACATACTCTCCTTCATTGTACATTATTCTACTACCACGATACATTCTAGATTCATCTTCTAAAAGACTTTTAGGTTTTTTTGGTAAACGTTCAATAGACATAGGCTTTTGCTTTTTAACTTTCTTTGGCATTTTAGCAATTTTTATTTTTTTAGGTGGTTTAGAGTCAGGTTCTCTATGGTCCTTAACTCTACGACCTCTGCCTCCTCCACCAGTACCACCCGGTCCAACTTTTCGTTGACCTTTTGTTTTTGCTTTGTTTTTTAATTTTCTAAAAATTCCCATTATATGTCCTCTTCTTTCCTTAATAATGCTTCTTTAACTTGCAAGTCCAGTTGCTCCAACCGAACCAGAAAATTCACTTTCCCCTGCAACCGGTACATTTCCTGTTCCGATGTTGCCACCACCAGTCCCTGTAACTCCAAGGTCTTGAGGTTGTTCAGGTGCTCCTTGAAGGCTTCCCATTGGGGGCTGTTGACCAGAGGGTTGAGCTTCTTCGCCATTTGTTTGTCCAGCATTTTGCATTCCTATTATTTGTGCCATGATAGCTGCTTCTTCAGGGTCATTGAGTATTTCATCAGGGTCTAAATCTAAGCTATAAGCAAGTTCACTAACCAATTTAGAAATTTTAACAAACGGAGCAATAGCAGGACTTTGTGCAGTTTGCAAGAATGTAGTCAGTCTTTGACTTCTTACTTCTTTCTGCATCAAGCTATTTGTTCCAGTAGCTCTAACTTCTAAATCACCTTTAACATCCAAATCATCTTCTAAGAATTGCATGTTCCATTGGAAATAAGCTTCTCCTAATGGTTTTAATAAAAAGTCATCAAGGTTCTTAACGACTGTTTTAATATTTAAACTAGCTGCTCCAAGTAACATTGACATACCAGAGGCAGTCCTTGTCATACTTTGAACACCTGTCTGTCCGTGTGAGTAACTAGGTATTCCTGTTTGCTCATCTGCAAGTTGTCTAAACTTGTCGAACATCATTAAATTTTCTTGTGCTGTATTAGGAAACTTTAAACCATGTATAGCTTGTCCCGGCATTCCAGCTTGTCTACGGAATATTTTTCCGGGATATATTTCCATTGATTGTCCACCAACTAAAGCAGACTCATCAACATCAAATACTAAAGACCCAGCCATTGCTAAATTATCAATAGCCATTCTTGCATGACCATTCATAATCTGTTGACTGTCATCCATATTTTCTGCTATACCAATACCAAAAAAGTTATATGGATTTCTTTCATACGGAAAAGAATGATAAGGTATTCTGTAAGGTGTAAATGGATTAACAACTGCTCTTAATAGATAGTGTCCACATGTCCATACATTTACTTGTACTTCATCTAAGTCATCAATTTCATCTGCAAGTTCTATACCAACTTCACGTGCATATTCTGCATCCATGATTCCCCAGTATTCAAGAACTTCAAAGTTAGAACTATATTCTTCATCAGCTCTAACGTCATCTTTTAATTGACTTTCAAAATCTTTTTCTACGTAGTTTGCACCCATCTGGATAGCATTACGTATTGCATCTTCATCAAAGTAAGGCATATTACGTAGCTGCCTTAACTGACTTCTATTCATTTTATGCCTATGGATAACGTATTCACATTCTTCCATATTAGTAGCATTAGGGTCAGGGTAAAAATCCCAACAACTGACAAACTCAATTCTTGGTACTCTGACTTCTAGTGGGTTATAATTTCTACTTCCATCTTCGTCTGTGTCCCACTTGTGCAGTTTTTTATTAAAGTTAAATGGTCCTTTTACAATCCCTGTACCTAGTAAAGAAGATTCTAAAAGAGCATTTCTAATTTCAGAAGAACCATTTGATTCTTCAATTTGGTCATGGATTAATTTTTCCATTCTCCTTGCAGCTCTTTGTGCAGGAGATACTTCAATAGCTTGTGGGTCAGGACTAACTCCATCAGTTAGTATTCCAGCTTCTTCAGCTTTATCTTCTAAGCTATCTTCAAAAATTCCGTTGTAAAACGAAGCTCCGGGTTTTAAAGTTTTACCATCTCCTTCATAACCAACATCGTAAGGACTTTGATAATCTACAGAGTTTCCATTTACTTCTTCAGGTTCAGATGTTTCTAAACTTGGAGTAGGATTATTAATATCTAAATGAGCAAAATCGGTTTCGCCTTCTGGTATTTTGGTTTCTTGAACACCAATAGGAAATTTACCAGTTCCGAATATAACATCTACTAATTGACCAAATGCTGCTAATACTTTTGTTTTAGTAATCTTTACAAAGATACGAGATTTTTCTGATTCTCTAAACTTTATAGATTTACTATACAAGCCTCTATAATTTTCATAAGCCTGTAACCATCGTCTTTCATCAGTCTGCCTAGCATCTTCAGCTTGAGCATACCGACCTTTAATAATACCAATTAGATTTCTTTGCTGGTCTTCTTCTAAACTTAGTTTAACTCCAGACTCGCCTTCTACTTCTTCATAAATAGAATCAGCATTCAGAAATGTATTATCTTTTTCTACCATACTTTAATATCCAAATGTAGAATCAGAAGGTCTATACAGTTCTCTCTTCAATCCTCTGATTCTTTCTAATGGGCTTTCCATTCTTGGTCTACTCATTATCATATAACGCAACGCATCGTATGCGTGGTCCGAAGCATGTGTATCCACATCTTCAGGATTCGTTTTAGAAAGAGGGATAGATTGTAACTCTCTTATTAAGTTCGGACATGTATTAAATATCTGTAACTTAGGTCTACCATTCTCTTTAACTTTTAAATACTCATGTATTTGGATTTTACCTTGTATTCTATTTTTATCAGCTCGTCTTAATTTATGACCAGCCTTTATCAAAGCTTCTCCTACAGTTGGACCAGTCGTACCTGTTCTTGCCCATGCTGCAGTATCCAATACACCATTCACAGAAAATGGGTCTTCCATTTCCATATCTGTTATTATACTACCTAATTCCTCACCTGTCAAGCCTTTTTTGTATAATTCTCGATAAATTATTAAAGTTCCGTCATTTATGTCTAAAATTCCCCATAAACAACAGCTTTCTGCAGCATACCCATAGTCAACTGATTTAACTCTTTCCCAGTTTATTGGTAGCTCAAATGGTGTAATTACATGTACAGTTGGGTCAAATTCTACAAAAGCAGCTCCTTCAGCTACATCCCAGTTACCTTC